GAGCGCTTCGTTGAAAAGATCTCGCTGACCGTATCGGCGTTTTCTGCGATCGACCTCGTAATTACAGAAAAGGGGGTTTTTGATGTTCGGAGAAAATAGCTTTGCCAAGGAATTATGGGAAGAGGTTATGCTTCGCGGTGGTTTTTATAACGCCCACGCCCATATCACGCGCGCCAATACATGGCAAAAAACCGGGCCCAGTCCGGGGGACCTATCCTTGGCGCAAAAACACAAAAAGCTTCGCGGCATAGTCGATGCTATCAATCGGGAAGGCAAAAGCGCGTTTCGGCAAAGAGTCGGAGGGGTGATCGATCGGCAGTTTACTAGGCACGGCGTTGGAAGGATTGATACATGCGTTGAGATCGGCGGCGCGATCGGCGTGGACTGGTGGCAGGAGGTCGGCGCCATCTCGGACATGCTTGGGCGTACGCATGAGGTTCGGCTTGGTGTGTACTGGCCGTATCAAATGTGCAAATATTCATGGCCTACATACGAGCGCACTGCAGAACATGCGGACTTTGTCGTCGGCCTGGTGGACGTGCAGAAAGACCCCTTGGAGTACACGAAACGTATTTTGTTGATTGCCGACAATGCCGGAATTCCCGCTCACTTCCATGTTGACCAAAAGAACTTGGAAAGCGAAAATCAAACCGAGCAGTTGGTCGGCCTGGTAAAGGACATGAAGCCACGGGTCAAGATTTGGGCTGTACACATGATTTCCCCGTCGGCATACAAAGAGAGGAGATTTGTGGCGCTCGCACGTAGTATGGCGAAGATGAATGTAGGGGTCATCTGTTGCCCGTCATGCGCGCTTTCAATGCGCTGGCACGGATCAAAGGCGCGGACTCACAACTCCATAGCGCGCGTATGGGATCTCATGCGCGAAGGGGTTGAGGTCAAGGTTGGAACGGATAATATAGGGGACGTTATGTCGCCGACAACGACCGAAAGTATGTTATGGGAAGTTATGCTATTGGCCACAGCCACGCGGCATTACGATATCGATGATTTGGCTACCGTTGCGACATATAGGGCATAAGCAAAAGCCCCTCCGCGGGGGAGGGGCTTGCCTTGATGTTCTGTCCTAGTCCGCCCTAGCTATCCTTCCTCGATGGCTAGGCCGACTGCTACAAAATCGTCCTCGTCACAACCTGCGCGCTCCATTATTTCCCGCGCTTCCTCTTCTGTGACGAGGACGATGCCTTCCCCGCCTCCTACACTGTTGATATCGCACGGCCTAGCCCATCTCGTCATTGGCCCGCCTTCTCCTGCAACAAAAAACCGTCCCCTTTTTGTTTGATAGAGGTCGGAGTCTTCGCCCCGAAAGTCGCTTCCTACTGGTGGGGCGCCTGGTGCTGCATCGCAAATTCTTCGCGCCGTATCCGTGTTATATGTTTTGCCGTTGATTATCCTTTTCATTTTGCTTTTCCTTTCGATGATGCTTTGACAAAAGATATCCGATGTTCCACGTCAAAAAGGCCAAGTTTTCCCGACACCGGAAACGGTTTGATAGGCCTCACGTTCTCCAAAACCCAAGACTTGGCGTCGTCGTATACCTTGCAACATGCTTTCCGTTCGTCTTTCCTTGTCATCGGTCTGGAATCGACCACGTCGGCAACGGCAACGGCCATCCCGGCAATCGGACTATCGGGTTTTTTGCTCGCGCAAATCAAAAGAGACCCCCTATACCGTGTTGTCCATGTTCTCGTCTCAATCGTCTTTTTACCGGATAGGATTAAACTTGCCCATGGTTCTTTTATTGATAATGCCTTTAATTTCATTTTTTCTCCTTCCCTTCGATTAATTACTTCCATTGCCCAACTAATCAACCCGTCACTTTTTAACCAATAGAAATCTTTATGTCCCGGATCCCTATGAGAGATCCGCAATTTCCCCTCGCTCCTTTTGTACTCATTCATGGTCGACCTAATTCCGTACGGTCTTGGATCCGCTGGATCAAATTTAATTATTTTAATTTTAAATTTCACGCTTTTAGCGCCTTCTCTCATTTCTTGCCTCCTTTCTTGTCTTTAAACGGCACCAATGATGCCGTCATCACCATTCCTACAAATTCGCCACCATGCTCAATGTAGCACATACCTAATGTATTTGCCTTTGGGCACCCCTTTAAATTTACGACCTTTACAACTGATCCGTCCGGTATCCCCGAGAATGGCGGATTGACGATGTCAAACGGAACCGCCTTGAAAACGTAGTAGCTGCCGACTCGTACTCTTTTCATTGCTACACCTCCTTCTATCCTCTGTTGAAAAAATCTTCGATTTGCCGTTTGTTTTCGGCTTCCATTTCCTATAGCCCCTTTCGGCGTGTGTTATTGCCATTTTTTTCCTTTAATATAGCATGGTTACAGTTTTTTCGTCAACCAAAAAAGACCAAAAAAACGGCATTTTTTCTTTTTTTTACGAGCATTTAGAGCAAGCCGACGGTGGATTACATTTATGTAATTGGGATTACGAGCGCTTTGTAATTCGAATTACAAAAAAGTATTGACAATCCAAAAAATGTAATTCAAGATTCTGGCAAACCTTTACTAAACGGCAAAAAGACATTGCTGATCCCTTTGGGGCCGTTTTTGCTGAACGCCAGGAGGCCTACAAGTGGTCGGACCAAAGCCAAAGCCAACATGCCTAAAGATACTAAACGGTGAGCCCAACAAGCGGCGCATCAACTTTGCTGAACCAAAACCATCCCTTAAACGGCCGCATTGCCCGTCGTTTTTATCCAAAGAAGCAAAAAAAGAATGGAGGCGGATTGCCCCCCAGCTAGAGCGGTCTGGAGTCTTGAGTAAAATAGACGGAGCCGCCCTGGCCGCATACTGCACGGCGTGGGCTCGATGGGTTGATGCAGAACGCATCCTCCAGAAATCAGGGGTTCTCGTGAAGGCCCCTTCCGGCTTCCCGATGCAAAGTCCGCTACTTGCCATAGCCAACAAGGCGATGCACCAAATGGTTAAGATCCTTACTGAATTTGGCATGACGCCCAGTAGTCGCTCGCGGATACGGATTGACGATTCAGGCAGCGAAGATGGCGAGGACTTGCTTTCGTAAATACCCTGGCGACCGCGCGGCCCGCCTGGCGCCATCCTCAGCAAACCGCGGTAAACGGTCGCCGGGTACACTTTAGGAACTGCTATGGGTGAAGATGGCTGCACATATGCTGGTTGCGACCGAGAGCGGGCGCCAGGTCAGAGGTATTGCCCGGGGCACCGCGCAGTTGCTTTCATCGAAACCCTTTGCACGACAACAAAAAGCAGGTGGGCGGGAGCCAGGTTTGAGCTCATCCCATGGCAATACGACCTCCTAATGCGGGCATACGGCACGCTGAAACCGAACGGTCAGCGGAGGTACCGTTACGTTTTTGTAGAGATCCCGAAAAAGAACGGCAAAACGGAGCTCTGTGCCGCCGTGGCGCTTATAGGTCTTTGTGGCGACGACGAAAAGAGTCCGGAGGTTTATTGCTGTGCCGGCGACAAGGAACAGGCATCCTTATCTTACCGGCCAGCGGCATCGATGGTTCGCGCAAACCGCACCTTAAAAAAACGCTTAACGGTCAGGGACTCAATTAGGCGCATTATTGACCCAGTGAGCGCCGGGTTCATTCAGGTCCTCAGTGCAGAGGCATTCACAAAGCACGGACTTTCCCCTTCGCATATTATTTTTGACGAGATCCACGCCCAGCCAAACCGCGAGCTCTGGGACGTTATGACAGAAGGAACAGACATTGCGAGGCCAGGCAAGCAACTCGTCTGGGTAATTACGACGGCAGGCGTTGAGGACAAAACAAGCATCGGATGGGAGATTCACGAATATGCGCGACAGGTCCACGAAGGCGTGGTTGAGGATCCCGAATGGCTTACCATGATGTTTTGTGCGGACAGAAGGACGGACAACTGGGAAGACAAGGAGGTATGGAAGCGCGTCAATCCGTCCCTTGGCTATATATTCGACATGGACAACCTAGAGCGCCACTATCAGGCAGTCAAGAATAACCCGGCGAGAATAAATAACTTCCTCCGGTACCGGCTCAATATGTGGGTCGGCCAGTCGATGCGCGTGATCCCGATGGACAAGTGGAAGGATTGCAACACTCAGGAATTCGACCTGGGCGAGCTCATAAAGAGGCCGTGCTACGCGGGCCTAGACTTATCGACCAAAGTGGACATGACCGCCTTCGTTCTTCTTTTCCCGCCGATGTCGCAAGGGGAACGATGGAAGGTGATTGGTAAGTATTACGTCCCGGAAGAGACGATCTTTGAAAGAACCAAAAACGACAAGGTGCCCTATGACCTGTGGCGCCGCGCCGGCCATATCACGGCAACGCCCGGGGCATCCATCGATTACGCGCAGATCACGAAGGACATCCTCGAAGCGGCAGCCATGTTCACGATCGTCAGGCTCGCCTACGACCCCTGGAACGCGCATCAGATGGGATACGACCTGGACGAGAATCACGGGATCCCGGTTGTTGAAATGCGCCAGGGATATAAGTCAATGTCCGAGCCCACGAAAGAGCTCCTTCGCCTTATCATCGCCGGGGAGATCGAGCATTACGGGAATAGGGTTTTGTCGTGGGCGGCAGATAATCTTGTGGTAACGCAAGACCCGGCAGAAAATATCAAGCCTGCGAAGAACCTCGCCCGCGAGCGCATCGACCCGATCGTTGCGCTGATCAACGCAATAGGCGCCGCTCTAAACGAGGAAGACGGTCCGAGCAGATACGAGGACGAAGAATCGGAGGTAATGGTACTGTGAATATTTTCAGGGCGACATTTAGTAGTTTTGGCTCGTGGCTTTTGAGGAAAGCTTATCCTCCAGACGACGACTTCTGGTATCGCGCCATCGTCCCGAACGTGAAATCGGGCGTCGCGGTGGATGCAGTATCTGCGCTATCTCTTTCTGCTGTTTACGCCTGTATCCGCATTCTTTCGGACACCATGGGCGTTTTGCCTGTGCGCTTATACGAAAAGGACTCGGATGACAACAGAACGCGCAGAAGCGACATGAAGATAGCGCAGCTATTTGAAAAACTACCCAACCCAGAGATGAGCGCTTTTAGGTGGAAGCAAATAAGCCAAGGCCATCTTTGTGGATGGGGGAATTCATTCAGCTACGTGGAGCGCGACGGCGCCAATAGGGTGGTCGCTCTTTGGCCTTTGCGGCCGGACCGAATGACCGTCAGGAGGGGCGCTGACAATAGCACGCTCACTTACGAATACAACGGCAATCGTGGCAAGGTGACTCTTTCTGAAGATCAGGTGTTTCATATTGCTGGCTTTGGATACGACGGCATGACCGGTTATAGCCCGATCCGGCTCGCGCAAGAATCGATAGGCATCGGCTTAGCGGCGGAAGAATTCGGCGCGCGGTTTTACGGAAACGGGACGCACATGGGCGCAGTTGTAAAGCACCCGAAAAGACTCACTCCTGACGCACAGAAAAAACTTCAGACGTCCATGACGGCAGGATATGCAGGCCTCGGCAACTCTCACAAGCTTCTTGTACTGGACGAGGGGATGGATATTGCAAAGATCGGCATTCCTCCGGAGGAAGCGCAGTTCCTCCAGACTCGCAAGTTCCAGGTGAATGAGATCTGCCGGTGGTACCGAGTGCCTCCGCACATGGTGGCCGACCTGGAGCGAAGCACCTTCAACAACATCGAGCACATGGGCCTAGAATTCGCGATCTATACGATGCTACCGTGGGTGACGCTCCACGCGCAGGAGATGACAAGGTATTTTCTTTCTCCGGCTCAGCAGTTGAATATGTATTTCGAATACGACCTCAACGCGCTTTTGAAGGGAGACTTCAAGACGCGCTCCGAAGGGTACGCCACGGCGCTAAGTAATGGGTGGTTAAACCGCGACGAGGTTAGGAAGATGGAGAACCTAAACCCGATGCCAGGCGAGGGCGGGAAAATCTACACCGTGCAGTTGGCTATGACAAACATCGAGCACGTCGTGAATCCGCCGGAGCCCATGGCGCCGGCAGGGCCCGCCAACAGCGACGATGACGACGACGACAATAATGATGACGGTGGCGGCGACAACGACGACGCAGGTAAGGCACGGCGCATCGCGCTCGTGAAAAGATCGTCGCCCGCAGAAAGGGATCGGATCATAAAGGCCTATGTTCCCCTTTTCCGCCGGGCAGGGCTTGAAGTCGTAAGAAAAGAATCGCTCGCGGTCAGAAAAGCCGCGGAGCAGAACTCGCTCAAGCGCCAGGGAGACTCGGACTTCACCCGGTGGCTCGAAGACTTTTACAAAGGGCTTCCGGAATACATCCGTGCCCATCTTGGGCCAGTGTTCGATTCATTTGCCACACAGATCGAAGCGGCGGCAGCAATCGAAATAGGGGTCGACCCGGAAAGCACTCCGGGCTTTCGCGCGTGGGTTGGAAAGTACATTGACCAGTATATAGAAAGGCACGTTGGCGAAAGCAAAAGGCAGATCCTTGCAACGATGGAAAAGCAGGGTGTCGCCGGGATTGGATCCAGGATGGCCGAATGGGAAGAGGACCGGCCGCAAAAAATAACGGACAAAGAAACGGTCAGGATGTCGAGCGGTGTGTCTCGGCTTGTATGGTTTTCCGCGGGCCTGGGCGCTATCTGGGCGACGCGATCGGATGCTTGTGAGTTTTGCAGGCAACTTGCCGGAACAAAGATCACGAAGGGGCAGAGCTTCGTTGTTCCAGGGGATGCGATACCGTCCACTGTTGGCGCGGACATGGCAATAAGGCGACCAAAGGGACACCCACCCCTTCATGGCGGCTGCCACTGCTACATTATACCCGGCTAAGGAGGGGCGTTATGGACAAAGAAACTCGTGTTTTTGAAGTTCGAGCAGTCAAGACAAATGATGGACCGGTGTTCGAAGGGTACGCGGCAAGGTTTAACAGCGACTCGGTAGACCTGGGCGGTTTCGTTGAGCGAATTAAACGCGGCGCATTCACGCGAACACTGAAGGAGCAAAAGGACATCAGGGCTTTTTTCAACCACGATTCCGCTTATGTTCTTGGCCGAACGACGAATAAGACCCTCGAGCTCGAAGAGAATACAGTGGGGCTTAAGGTGCGCGTTGTTCCGCCGAAAACGCAGTGGGCCCAGGACCTCGCGGAAAGCGTAAGTAGAGGCGACATCAACCAGATGTCTTTTGGTTTTTGGACCGACAAGGATACATGGGAAGAAAAAGACGGCAAGGTGGTTCGGACCCTGGAAGAGGTGACTCTCTTGGAGGTCTCGATCGTTGCCATTCCTGCCTACCCATCAACTTCTGTCGCTTTAAGAAGTTTGGATCAATGGAAAAAATCGGCGGCGAATTTCTCTGTGCCAATGCCTCAGAATACGCCGGCCGGTACGGGTAGCGTGCTGCCAGTGCCAACGCCGGGCGGTCAGACCCGAGACGGACAATTAGCAACAAACAAACCAGTAAACAAAGGGGGAGGTATGAAAACAAAAGAAGAACTATATGTAGAGATCCAGGATCTCGATAAGCGTATCGGCGACACCCGCGCGGTGCTAGTCACCGAGAAGCGGGACCCGACCGTGGAAGAGGCCCAGTTTATAACTTCCTGCCTCGATAGGATCGAAGAGTGCCGGAGGCTCGCGGATCTTCTGGACCGCATGGATAGCGTGGCTGCGGCCGTCGCAAAACCCGCGGCGCCCGCGATAAAACCAGACAATGACGACGATTCAGGCAACGGCGCAAGGGCGCTACCGACCGCGATATCTTCCGTGTCTCTTCCGAACGCATCGAAGAGGGAATTCCGTTCCTTCGGCGAGTTTCTGGCCTGCGTCATCCAGGCAGGAATGCCGTCCGGTGAAATGGACGCGCGCCTTCTTTCGCGGAGGTCTACCGGCCTGAACGAGCTGGTCGGAAGCGAAGGCGGGTTCCTGGTCGACACGACCTGGGCAAACGAGATCCTCGCGCGAGCTTATGAAATGGGGCAGATCCTTTCCAGGGTCGACAGGTACACTATTGGCGCCAACTCCAACGGGTTGACGGTGAACGCAATCAACGAATCCAGTCGCGTGAACGGTTCGCGCTGGGGCGGCATTCAGGCCTATTGGCAAGGTGAAGGCGGCCAGTTAACCGCATCGAAACCGGATTTCCGGCAAATGGAATTGAAGCTCCGGAAGTTGACCGGCCTCTGTTACCTGACCGACGAGCTCCTGCAGGATTCGACCGCCCTTGAAAGCATCGTCCGGAAAGG